CTACATCTTCAACAACATATAAAGTTCAAGGCTGGGCGTTAAATGGAGCAGTTGTAGATTTTCAGCGAGATAACCAAGCTGTTTCGTCTATTGTATTAATGGAGATTGCAGCATGATTCATTTAAACCACGCTATTCTTGCTTTAAACCCTAACATTGTTACCATTCGTGGCGATGTTGCTTATGACGCAGACGAAAATGTTGTTACTTATGACTTAGAAGCAGCGCAAGATAAGTTAGTTGAATTACAAAGTCAAGAAGCTGTTAAGGTACAAACACAAGTTGACGCTAAACAAACAGCTTTAAACAAACTAACGGCTCTTGGGCTAACTGAAGAAGAAGCACTGGCTCTAGGAAAATAATATGTCATATATCGGTAATCCAATAGTATCAACAGACTTCCCAGTAGACTACGCAAGTGGTAACGGAAGTACTACTGCATTTACTTTGTCTATTGCACCAGCATCAGTAAACTCTATTGATGTTCAAATCTCTGGTGTAAGTCAGAGTCCACAGACATACTCTGTATCTGGTACTACTTTAACATTCTCTGCTGCACCTCCTACAGGTACTAATAACATTGTTGTTAGACATCTAGGCATTGCTGGTATTCCTAATACTCCTTCTGCTGGTTCTGTTGCATACAGTTCTTTAAACAGTTCGCTACAAGGTACTGTAGTTGGTCGTAATAGAATCATCAATGGCGCAATGGTTATCGACCAAAGAAATGCTGGTGCTAGTGTTACTCCTTCTTCAAGTGGAACATACACTTTAGACAGATGGGCTACATACTTTACACAAGCATCAAAATTCAGCGTTCAGCAAAATGCTGGTTCAGTAACTCCACCAGCAGGGTTTACTAATTATTTAGGTGTAACTTCTACTTCTGCATACTCTGTAGGTGCAAGCGATGAATTTGATTTAGTTCAGCCAATAGAAGGATTTAATGTTGCAGATTTGGATTTTGGCAAAAGCACAGCCAAAACAATTACTGTTTCTGCATGGGTTCGCTCTAGCTTAACTGGTACATTTGGCGGTTCTGTATATAACAGTGCAGTAGATTGGTGCTATCCGTTTAGTTTTTCTATTCCTGTAGCAAATACATGGACACAAATTAGTGTAACTATTGCAGGTCAGACTTCAGGTACATGGCTAACTACCAACGGTACTGGAATGAATTTATTGTTTAGTTTAGGTGCTGGTTCTAGCCGTACTGGAACTGCAAATACTTGGGTAAATGCAAATCGTGTTGGTGTAACTGGTCAAGTCAATGTAGTAGGAACAAGCGGAGCAACTTTCTACATTACTGGTGTACAACTAGAAGTAGGCGCTAGTGCAACAAACTTTGAAGTGCGTAGCTATGGTACTGAGTTAGCACTGTGTCAGAGGTACTATGAACAAACTTTTATATATGTTGATGGTGGCTTATCGGCAGCATCCTCAAGAGGAGGTTTTGCTTTCTTTAAAGTTACAAAAAGAGACACTCCATCAACAGTCACTTTTTCTGGGGGTGTAAATACTCCGCTGCTGGCTGGTTTAACGAACGCACTTGGTGTCGGTGTTTACAATAATAATTCTAATTATTTTTATAGCGGTGTTATCGCAAGTTCGGAGCTTTAAATGGAACAATACAAACTATTACAACCTTTTAATGGTAAAGAACATCCTTATGTTCTAAGACTTTCTGACGGTGCTTATGTTCATAAAGAGCTAAACACTGAGTACTTAGCATGGGTAGCTGAAGGTAACGAACCTCTACCAGCAGACGAAGGAACAGTATAATGGCTTTAACTAAAGTTACCTCATCAATGGTAAATGAGCAACCAGCGTTTAGTGCTTATCAATCTACATTGCAATCTATAGCCACCAATACAGCAACAAAGTTGCAATTTCAAACTAAAGTTTTTGATACCTCCTCTGCTTTTAACAATACTGGCTCAACAGTAGGAACTGCTCCTGCATATTCATTTAATCCGCAAATAGCTGGTTATTATCAAATAACTACTGGATTTGGTTATAATTCTCCAGTTTCTTCGGAAGCATATATTGCTTTATATAAAAACGGTTCTGCATATCAATATGGAACGGACATTTTAGCTACACCGTATATTATTCAAGGAACTTTTTTAGTTTATTTAAATGGTTCTACTGATTACATTGAAATTTATGTTGGTCATTTTTCTGGTTCATCAAAAAATACAGTAGCTGCTTCTACTGTAACCTATGTAAGTGGGTTTATGGCAAGGAGTACATAATGTACGAAAAAATAATTTCTATTTATCCACAGCTTACAAGCGATGATTTTCATCCTATTCGTGGAACAATCACATTACAAAATGACGGCAATGGTGATTACATTGCTAAATGGGAACATCCTACACTTCCCAAACCAACAGATGAGCAGCTTGCATAATGACACCAGACCACTTTGAACGCATCGTAGTGCTTGAGACGGAAGTGAAAGAACTCAAAGCAGACCAACAAGAGATTCTAGCTTGTATGCACTCTATCAGAGATGAGATGACACGCTATAAAGGCTTCTTAGGTGGTATTGCTTTCTTAGCTTCTGGAGTAGGTATATTCTTGACATTGTTCAAGGATTGGATTTTAAAACATTTCTAAGGATTATCATGGCAACCAAGAAACAAACAGCTAAAATCGGTAAAGTAATGCACGAATGGAAGGCTGGAACCCTCAATACTGGCTCCAAAAAAGGTCCAATCGTTAAGTCTCAGAAGCAAGCCGTCGCTATTGCTTTGTCTCAAGCTGGTATTGCAAAGAAAAAGAAGAAATAATACATAAAACTGTTGCTTTTTAGCTAAACTTGTGTTAAGATGCGTAAATGAGTATATCTGAAAAACGCAAAGAACAGAATAAGCAACACGGTATTAAACATCGAGAAAAGAACCCGAATTACCATAAAGAATACGCTGAGAAACATAAAGAAAA